TTATCGGGCAAACATACCCCACCAGAACACATGACCAAGAATGGCTATCTGTTCTTCCTGAACCTGCTGAAAGGTGTAGTCCTCGTCCGGGTGCTCGTCACGGTTGAAGCTGCGAAAACGAATGCCCGACGGCAGGCGATAGACCTGCTTCACCCGCAACTGGCCGTTATGGTTGATGGCATAGAGATCGCCATCGACGATATCGCCAATGGCCGACTTGCCGACATTGACCCCTACCGTGGCGCCATCGCGCAGCACCGGCAACATGCTATTGCCACGCACGGTGACGCATTTGGCCTGATCGAACTGCACGCCGTTATGGCGCAGGCTGCGCTTGCCAAAGCGCAACGATGCGTTGGAGCTCTCCTCGATCACGAATCTTCCTGATCCTGCCGCCAATTCAACCTCGCGAAGAAAAGGGACCGACACTTCATCGTCGTCCAGAGGCGTCTGGTCATCCCAGATGCTGATGTCCTGCAATTCGGTATGCGCGGCATTGGCGCGTGAAGTCACCGCCGCCAGGGGCACACGCCCGCGTAGCTGATCGGTGGTCACGCGGAAATACTCGGCGATTTTCGAGATGTGCTTGTCCGCCGGATCGGCGATTTTATCGTTGAGGATCCGGGACAGAGTGGATTGAGGCACTTCGGTGCGGCGATGGAGTTCCGTGGGGGAAATTCCGTCCCGGGCCAGCAGCTCTCTTAAAACAGTCGATACGGTGCGATTGTGCATGGCGTGCATATTGATTCGCGTTTGTGCATATGGCAAATGCTATTTTGCATTTGATTTTATGCGTTGATGCATATATCGTTGTTTTCGTCAGCGAGAAATCCACTGCCAGGCCTGTCATCGAGGGGCGGCGATCAAGACGATTTCGAGGCTGCTTTCTATTGAGTAGGAGTACAGCACGATGATTTATCGAAACGTTTTAGCCGCCGTCGTCCGGGTCCTGGCCGCCGATACCATGAACGATATCAAGAGCCAGTCCTGGCAGACCCAGGTCACGCCGGGGGAGGTCACCCGGCGCGGCAATGGCCTGAGCAAGGCCGAGATGAAAATCTATGACTGCTGGCTCCATGCGCGATTGCACTCTTCCCTGTCAGAGGAGCAGTGGGGCGCCCTGGTCGGAAAATTCTCCACTCACCTGACGCAAAAGATCGCCGCCCTGCAGTTGCTTACTCCGCTTATCAACTCGCCAGCACCCTCGCTATTCCGCGAACGCTGTGTAGTCACCTGGGGCTTTCCCCTGGTCAAGGGCGCGGCCCACGGCAAGCGCTCCACTGCGGTATTGCCGGCGGCGTGGTACGACATGTCCAACTGGGATGACGAGGTTCGCTCCGAACGTACGCGGCAACGCTGGGCCGCAGGTATTCGTCGTGACCTGGAGGCGCGAGTGAATCTGGCGCTGCTCAGGGCACAGGACGTATTCGAATCAGAAGGCTTATTGAGTGAAGAGGTCGCCTGACAGTTGTGAAGTGCTCTGGCTAGTTGCCTGATTAGTATTGCTTTTAATAAATAACCCGGTTAATTCCGGGTTGTTGTGTGTTCGTTATTTGGGTATTTAAAAATTTAAAAAATAACTATAAATATGTATTTACAGGCGTGTCGCCATGACGTAGATTTTCTCCATGCTGTTGTTTTTGTGAGTGACACAACGACAGTCAGTTTGATCCTCTTGTATCCAACTAACTTAATAATTCTTCTACTTTCATTTAGCGAGAGCCACCATGACGCCGGATAACGATCCGTCATTCTGGGCTGGCATCTGGCTGGCCCTCACACATTCTTCATGGCAAGGCGCAATTATGGCCGTGATCATTTCTATCCTGCGCGTTCTTTATGACGCCAAGGAAACCAGTACGTTGCGCATTGTTCTAGAAGCCCTGATCTGTGGCGGCCTCAGCTTGTCGGCCAGCAGCATCATCGAATGGATGGCCTGGCCGTCCAACTTATCCATTGGCGCCGGCGGCGCGATTGGCTTTATCGGGGTCACGGCTATTCGTGAACTGATTATTCGCCTCATCAGTCGCAAAGTTGACGCCGCCTGAGTTACATCAGCAACTAACCACTCCTATTGCAACACCCACCCACACCCGCCAATGAGCGGGTTTTTTTGTTTATGGAGATACACAATGAGCACACTCGCTAACGGTTCTGCTGTACAGACTTTCTATGTTGAAGAAGTCAACGGTGCCCTTCCGGCCACGCCGACCTGGAAGCCGATCCGCTTCGTCACTGCCGGTCTGACACCGACCATCAACGAAGTCACCACCGCAGAAATCAACCAGACCCGCCAACAGGCGGCCAGCCGTGGCGGCACCTATAGCGTCGCCGGCGATATTGCCGTCGAGCTGTCTTTCAGCAGCTTCGACGACCTGATCCAGGCCGCCATGCAAGGCACCTGGGACAATGACACCCTGCTGATCGGCAAGAACGACCGCTCCTTCGCGATCCTGGAACGCCATACCGACATCGGCGTCGACTACCTGTATTCCGGCTGCCGCGTCGGCACCATGGCTATCAGCTCGCCGATCAACGCTCCGGTCGGCGTGACCTTCAGCATGATCGGCACCCGTGCCGAGAAATACACACTGGCGGTGGGTTCAACCTTCATCGCCCCGACTGCCACCGACATCATGATCACCACCAACCTGGCCCTGACCGAAGGCGGCGTACCGGTGGCCTACGCCACAGAATGGAGCGTCAACCTCAACAACGGCATGGAAGCGTTGTTCGCCCTGGGCAACCGTGAAGCCTTCGATATCAGCAACGGCGTGGCCGTGGTCACCGGCTCGATGAGCGCCTACCTGGTCGACGCCGTGCTGTGGGACAAGGTCCTCAACGAAACCAGGACCTCGCACAAGATCGAGTTCACCGAAGGCGCCGACAGCTACACCCTGGAACTGCCCAACGTGCGCTACACCCAGGGCCAGAAACAGGTCAGCGGCCCCGGCGCGATCATTCCACAATACACCGTCAGTGCCGGTTACGACGGCGTCGTCGGCAGCACCCTGAAAATCACCCGCTCCGCTGCCTGATACCCGGCTTTTGTGGGAGCCGGCTTGCTGGCGATCGAGTGCGCAGCACTCGCAATACTTTGGTGACTGAGCCGACGCCATCGCCACCAAGGCGGCTCCCACAGTTCCCATTCTTTCCAAGAGAACATCCAATGACTGTCAAATCCGAAAAAACCACCACCAAACCCGAAACCCCGACCATCAAACCCTTCGCCCTGTCCGATTTCTTCGCCCTGGCCGCCATCGAAAAGGGCAAGAAACTGCCCCTGACCCTGCCCGATGGCACACCCACCGAGCATTACCTGATCGTGGTCAGCTCCGATGCCCCGGCCGCGCGCCGTCGCCTGCTGGAGCTCAGCCGCGAAGGCCGTGACCGTGACGAAGCCAAGCTGTCCCTCGACGAAATCTATGACATCACCAGTGCCGGTACCCTCAAATACCGCTCGGCACTGGTTATCGGCTGGTCGTTCGACGTGCCGTTCAGCACCGAAGCAGTGATGGAGCTGCTGGCACAAAACCCCGGCCTGTCCCAGGAAGTCGAAGCCCTGGCGAGTAACCGCTCACGTTTTTTCGCGCCAGACTCGACAGCCTCCTGAGCCACTGGGAAGGTGAAATGCGCCTGAGCAAAGTGCCTGCCGGCTCCGACGCCTGTGTGCGCGATCACCTGACCCGGGTCTGGAAGCTGACCGGCCACAAGCCCAGGGAACTGGATATCCCGCCCATGCCTGAAGGCATGGACTATCTGGCCGGGCTGTACTGGGAATGCAAACGCACCAGCGAGCCTCTGACCTGGCTGGAAATGCAGGCCTGGACCCGTCTCATGGACCGCCAGCTCGAACCCGAAGAACTGCGCGCACTGATGCGCATGGACACGATCCATTACCGGGTAATCCATGAAGCCTGAACACCCCACACCCGCCACGGCGGGTTTTTTATTGTCCGGAGAACACTATGTGCCCCGAATATTTTTACCTGAGACAGGAGGCCGACCCAGGACATCGGGTTGAGCCCGGGAGGTCTGGCCATGACTGACACAACCAATGTGGTGATCAAGGTTGATAGCAGTCAGGCGCGGGCGGCGAATAAGGATGTTGCAGCGTTGCAGAAGTCCGTCATCGGCCTGACGGCCGATTTGAAGAAGATGACCGCGGCCTCCACGGCCATGAATATTGCCAGCACCACCTATATCAAAAAGACGCTGGATGCTGGCGCAACGGCGAGCCTGGGCCAGGCGACCAGTAAAGACACTGGCGTTTCGAATGCGGTTACCAACGCCACCAGCGGCAAAACCGATAGCGCCGCAGTCAAGGCCGAAACTGAAAGCGCGTTCAGCACGTTCAGCAAAGGCGCCGTTGAGCTGGTGGACAAAGCCTTCGTCGATATCTTCAAGAATGTCGACAAGGGCTTCAAAGGTTTCTCCGAGAAGATGGTTGCGGGCTTCAAGCAGCTATTGGCCGAAATGCTGACCAACGCGCTGGTCAAGCCGGTGATTACCTCAATGATCGGTTCGCTGGGGCTTGGTTCTTCCAGTACGGCACGTGCGGCTGGCTCCAGCGTTACTTCGATTCTGAGCTCTTTGGGGAAAAGCGCGAGCACGTTTTTCGATCTCGGCAACAACTCGTTTTTCAACACCATTGCCACAAGCTGGAACCGCAGCAGCGGTGTGCTCGACAGTTTGGGAAATGTGCTGACCGATGGTTTCGATTACATCAAGTCAGCAGCTTCGAGTTTTGTCTCCAATGGTGCCACCGCCAGCGCAACGGCAGCTCAGCAGGCAGGCGCAGCGGCGGGCAACTCCCTTGGTGCAAATGCCGGTCAATATGCCGCCACGCAGGCCGGCCTTAGTGCTGTATCAGCGTTTACCTATGGGCTTGGTGGTGCCATCGAAGGCTATATGAAAGCGGGCGTAAAAGGCGCTGTGGCGGGCGCCAGTGGGGCCGTGGCAGGAGCTTATGCGGGCTCGTACATCGGGACTGCTGTTTTTCCGGGGGTTGGAAGTGCCGTCGGCGCAGCCATTGGCGCTGTCTTGGGCGGCATGTTCGGCTCCTCCCTGTTCGGTGGCGACTGGGTCACCAAAGACCAGGGCATTCAACTGGGCGTCTCGAAGGGCGACTTCTCCGCCGACCAATTCGAATACCAGAAGAAAAAGGGCGGCCTGTTCAGCAGCAATAAAAAGCGCACGCGGATCATGGCCCTTGATCCGGCCATGCAGACAGCCCTCGACAATACCTACGATGCTACCGAGGGCTCGGTGCTGGGCCTGTTCGCGATGCTCAACGTCAAGCTCAACGACGGCGTGCTCGATGGCCTGAATATGGCCTCCACGCAGATCAGTACCAAAGGCAAAACCGCCGACCAGATTAAGGCGGACATTACCGACTGGTTTACCAAACTGGCCGACGCCTCGGTCCTGGCCATCTCCGACGCCACGCAAGCCGACACCCGCGGCTTCACCTTCGAAACCCTGACCACCTTCGTCAAAAACCTCTACGGCGTTAACGACGTCCTGAAAAACCTCAACGTCGGGCTGTTCCAGACCAGTGTGCAGGGCGGTTTCATGGCTGAGCAACTAAGCCTGCTGGCCGGTGGTTTTGACAAGCTGAGCAGCGGCGCGGCGACTTATTACGACAAGTTTTTCAGCGACACCGAAAAAGCCGACAACGTGCTGACGGCGGTGGGCAAGGAATTCAAGGACCTGGGCGTCAACCTGCCGTCCAGTCGCGATGCCTATCGCGATCTGGTTGAGTCTCAGGACATCACCAGCGAGTCCGGCCGCAGCATGCTGGCCAAGCTGATTACCCTGGCCGGTGATGCGTCTGCGGCCTACGACATTCTCGAATCCCGGGCCAAGGCGGCGCAGGATGCAGCGCTCGCAGCGCAGGAGGCGGCACTCGCGGCGGCGACCACCTCGGTCAACAACGCGTTCAGCGCCGTACAACGGGCCGTAGCGGCAGAACAAAAGAATGTCACTGACGCCTACAACGCCCGAGTCGGTTCGCTTAACGACATGGCGGCTACGGCGCAGAAAAGCATTTCCGACATGACCGGTATCAGCAACGCCCTTGCCAATGCCCTGAAAGCCTTGCGCGGCACCTCCAGCGATGCGGTGAAAATGCTCCGTAACCAGGCCCAGGCTACGTTGCAGGCGGCATTGGCGACCGCCCGTTCCGGCGGCTCTGTCAGCAGTGTCAGTGGTCTGGACGACGCGCTATCCACGGTCAGCAGCAATACCACGGACCTGTACGGCTCCCTGGAAGACTTCAACCGCGATCAGGGCCGCACCGCCAATGTGGTCGCCGAACTTAACGGCCTGACCAACAGCCAGCTAAGCACTGAAGAACAACTGCTGGCCACGGTGCAGGACCAGATCAAGAGCGCCAAGGATCAATACGACGACGAAATGGCCAAGCTGGATCAGCAACTTGATACGGCCCAGAAGCAGCTCGACGCGCTGAACGGTGTCGATAACTCAGTGATTTCGGTGGCCCAGGCCATCGCCAATCTGGGGGCGGCGATCAGTGCGGCGGCGGCGGTCAAATCGGCAGTGGCCAGTGGCAGCGTGGGTGCCAGCCCGGTATTGAATAGCGGGTCGGGCGGGGCGCCAAGCCCGAATGATCTCAATAGCCTGTATCAAAGCGTGTTGGGTCGCGATGCCGATCCGGCCGGGATGATGTATTGGGCGGGACAATTGGGCAGCGGCGCACAAACCGCCGCCACCATCGCCAATGCCATCCGCAACGACGCCATCAAAAACGGCGAAATCCCGCGCTACGCCGCAGGCGGCATGTTCGGTGGCGGCCTGCGTCTGGTCGGCGAAAACGGCCCGGAACTGGAAGTCACCGGACCTTCGCGGATCTACAGCGCCAACCAGACCGCCTCAATGCTCAACGGCTCGGGTAGCGTCGACGCGACCGTGGCCGAGCTGCGGCAGCTGCGCGTGGAGATACATAACGACTTGTCGCAGATCGCCCGCTACAGCGAAAAAACCGCCTACGGCATCCGCCAACAGAACGAGTCAGGCATCGCCCTGCAGGAGGTGGCGGCATGAAAGTCGTACCGCCCATTGAAATCACCCCCGCGAAAGTGATCGCCAGCAACGTCCCGGAAACGGACTACCCGCTCTGGGCCGCTGCGACTACTTATCCGGTGGGCACACGGGTGATGCTCAATCACCGCAACTACGAATCCCTGGTCGCCCACAGCAACCGCAACCCGGAAACCGATAGCGTCATCCCCCCGGCCTGGCTGGACCTGGGCCCGACCAACCGCTGGAAGATGTTCAACAAACGCGCCGGCAACACCTGGCTGATCGGTACCGCCACCAGCAACCCGGACAGCATCGACCTGACCATCCGCCCCGGCGCGCGAGTCAACTCCATCGGCCTGGTCGGCGTCAAAGCCTCCACCGTGCATATCACCATGCTGGTCGGCGGCGCCGTGGTCTACGACGAAACCTTCACCATGTCGAACAAGGCCGGTGGCAGTTGGTATCGCTACTACTTCGGCCAGTTCGTCATCAAGGACAACGTCGCCCAGTTCGACCTGCCCGCGTTCAGCAACGCCGACATCCGTGTCGTTGCCAACGCACCGGGCTCAACCGCCGAAATCGGCATGCTGATCATGGGCATGTCCAAGGATATCGGCGTCGCCGTCTACGGCTCCGGCCTGGGTACGGAAAGTTACTCATCGATCAAGGAGGACGACTTCGGCAACGTCAGCATCGTCCCGCGCGGACGCAGGCGTTATGTCGATTTCAATATCGTCATGCGCGGCAGCCAGGTCTCCAGCGCCCTGCGCGCCCTGGAACCCCTGAGCGACACCGCCGCGCTCTATATCGGCAGTGAAGATGTCGATTCCACCATCATCGTCGGCCGCTTCGAAAGACTCGCTCTCGTGCTCTCCACTTACGACCGCGCCGAATACTCCCTCGAAATCAGGAGCCTTATGTAATGACTACTTCAACTACACCACCACCACTTACCCCACTTCCACCCGCGCCACTGCCGACTGATGCCGAGGCCGTGTTTGACGCCAAGGCCGGGGCCTCGCTAACGGCACAGGCTGTGATGGTGAGGGAGGTTAATACTGCGCTGGCTTGGCAGGCGGATTCGATGACGGCGAGCCTGAGCTACAAGAACGCTGCCGCAGAGAGCGCCACGACGGCGGTCAACTCTGCGAATTCTGCTACGGCAAGTGCGGTGGCTGCGACAAACAACGGCGCGGCCCAGGTTGCTCTTGCTACGACCCAGGCAAGCAACGCTGCTGCGTCCTCTTCATCGGCCCAGGTATCCGCAGCGGCTGCGGGGGCGGCCGCAGGTTTGCCAAGCTTTAGTGGCAAAGATGGCTTTGATGTATTGCGTATTAACTCCGCTAAAAATGGTGTTGAATGGGGGAAGGTAGGCCAGTCGGTAGGTGACATTGTAGTCACTGCCATGAGCCCAGGAACTACCTACGTATTGGCCGGTCGGATTAGCTACTTGCAGTCCGCATACCCCGATTTATATGCACTGATCGGGCCTATCACGGATACTGATAGGACTAATTTAACCTTCGGTGTCCTTAATTCAGCGTTCCCTAGTGACTCCATAACTAGAATAAAGTCAGCCGATGTAGGGGGGCTGATAATTGCTCTGACTTCAGCTGCGTTTTGCCATGTATCTACAGATAACGGAGTAAGCTGGGCTAGGCGAGCAACTCCTTTTACCAATGGGTACAGTATTGACTGCTTAAATGGAGTTTTTCTAGTTACTCTCGGCTCTAACGTTGCTACCGTGTATAGAACTGTAGACGGAATAAATTGGACAACCCAAAATCTGCCAGCAGCTCAGTCGGCAGCTAATGTAAATAGCATAGGGGGGGTGTTCGTTGTGTGGACTTCTGGTTCTCAACCTCAGGCCACGTCGCCCGACGGAATAATTTGGACGGCTAGAGCGGTGCCGTTCGCTGGCAGTACCGTATACATGACAAAAGCTGGTTCTTATTTGTTTGGTATAGGGCAGACAACTACTTTTTATACCAGTGATGGTATTAGTTGGTTTGCAACTAATATGCGAGATGCTAACTTTGGATTGATACCGCCTTCTCAAATTAAATATTTGAATGGTACTTACTATATTTTTAGAAATGGTGACCCTAACCTATATAAAACCACGACGCCGGTGTCGGGCACCAATTGGACTATCGTTCCGTTTGTTTTTGTAGATCAGAGTTTTTCAATAAACGCCTTTATAGCTTCAGGAGATTTTGGTGGGGTGGGGGCAGGCGCTGACTGTATAGTCATTGCAAGTACGGCTCCAGCCGGTGGATATTGGGTTTTGACTGATAATGCTACGGTTTTCACCTATAAGGCATCTTCTAACATCTCTAACGGGGCTCTAGTTGCTCTGGCTGACAGATTCATTAGCGGTAATATGAATATCCAGACGGCTACCTTGCCGTACAGAACTTATGATAAGAGTAGCAATTTCATCACCCCTAGAGCGCCGGTCCAGATAACTCCACTGCAAACTTATGTCAAAGGAAAATTGGTATGATTACTATCTATCAGTGGGCCGAGGATAGCCTGTTCTCTGGCGTCGTTGAGGTCGATGAAATAGGGCCTATGCCAGAGCGTAGCACCCCTACTAAACCTCCCAAGTTGACCGGAACCCAAGTCGCGCAGTGGTGCGACGGATGGGTGATACTATCATCAGCACCTGAGTCGGTTCTTCCCCTAGAACCCAACTGGCCTTCCCTTATCGCCGCTCGGCGCTACACCGTCGAGACCTCGGGCATCACCTTTCAGGGTACGCCTATCGACACTCGCCGTGACGGTCAGGCGCTGATAACCGGCGCTTCCGTCGCTGCCATGCTGGATCCTGAATACGCCATACGTTGGAAGACCACGGCCGGGTTTGTAGAACTCAGCGGCCAGCAGATCCTAAGCCTGGCCTCTGCCGTCCGCGCCCATGTTCAAGCCAGTTTCGACCGCGAAGCGCAGTTGCTCGCGGCCGTGGCCGATGGTTCGATCACGGCGGCGATGCTGGAGGAAGGGTGGCCGGTATGAGTCAGTTCATCACCACGTTGAAAACCGAGCAGTTGGGCAAGTGGCAGCATCGCTTGTTGGCTGATCTGATTCTGGATGATGACGAGCATGGGCGTTTGTTGAGTGAGATTGGTTTTGAAACCAACTTTGCCAGTCTGCAAGCGGTGCATAACCTGGCGTTGTTTCCGCTGTATGCCTTGGCGGCCGGTTATGGCAATTACGCTGCGGCCATTCATGACAAGCTTTACAGCACCGGACACTTGAGCCGTAAACAAGCCGATGGCGTGTTGTATCGCGCGTTGCGGGCTGAAGGCTTGGCGCGATGGCGGGCGTGGCTGTTTTGGGCCGGAGTCCGGCTCGGCGGCGCCAGGCACTACAAGCAAACCCCGACCCGTTCGGGGTTTTCTTCGTCTGGTTGATCGCTGAATAGTTAAACCAAGCCCGCACACCTTTTGGGTGTGCGGGCATTTTTTCGTCTTGAGGAAACACTTATGGCAATCCCCTCTCGCGGTATCCGCAATAACAATCCCGGCAATATCGATTACAACAAGACCAATCAATGGCAGGGCCAGTTGCCGTTTGACCCGGCCGTGGAGTCGCGCTTTGCCCGTTTCGATACGCCGGAAAACGGTATTCGTGCGCTGGGTAAACTGCTGCGCACTTATCAGGCGAGATACGCGCTTTATACGGTCAGCGACATTATCCAGCGTTGGGCACCTGCGTCTGAAAACGATACGCAGGCTTATATCGCGGCGGTTGAGCAACGGATTTTGTTGCGTACGGGTAAGTCGGTTGCGCAACTGGATCTGGATAATCCGGACATGTTGAGTTGCTTGGTGCAGGCGATTATTCAACATGAAAACGGCCGGGTGCCTTACAGCGCGGCGACCCTTGATGAAGGCGTGCGCCGGGCGTTGTTGTGAGCGGCGTGGCGTGGAAGTGGGGCGCTCTGGTTGTGTTGCTGTTGGGTTTGTTGGTGGCGGCTTATCAGCGCGGTGCTAGTGATATGGAGAAGGACTGGCAGGGCCGGTGGGCGGATCAGCAGGTGCTTGAGGCCAAGGCGTTGGCGGCTGCGGGCCGTGTTAATCGGGCTGAGGAACAGCGCCGTCAGGGTGCAGTGAATGAGGCGGGGAATGATGCACGAATTCAGACTGTTAAGGCGGGCGCTGATGCTGTGGTGGCCGATGCTGCTGGTCAGCGCCTGCACGACGCGGCCCGAGACCTGGCCAGCCGCGCCAGTTGCGCCGCCGGTGGTGCCGCAGTTGCCGAGCGAGGCGCGTCAGCCACCCGCGCCGCCATGGTGCTCTCCGACCTGTTCCAGCGGGCTGACCAGCGAGCGGGCGAGTTGGCAAAGGCGTATGACGCCGCCCGAATAGCGGGGGTGGCGTGTGAGGCGGCGTATGACGGGGTCAGGGGCGGGCACTAGCAGTGTGCGAGCATGAACCGGTCCAGGTTCAGCACGACACCTGTGGGAGAACCGGGGCAGGGAGCAAATCTTGTGGGAGCGAATTCATTCGCGAAGAGGCCGGTGAATTCGAGGCATCTTCATCGCTTGGAACACCACCTTCGCGAATGAATTCGCTCCCTCAAAACTCGCTATCACAGAGTTCGCGCTTATTGCGGTATCTACAGCGTGAGCGTTGTTATTTTTGCTGACGAAATGGGCCGTTTTGGTGGGGCTTTTCTGTTTCTCTTGAGTGAAGTTTCCGAGACAATCCCGACCCTCTTGCGTGAGGTGTTTTCGGGCTCTAGGGTGCGCCGGTCGCTGAATCTCAGTGATCGGGTTTAGCAGCCTGAATCGGTTTCTAGAAGCGCAAGTGTCGTTATGGCGGCTTTGCGTGGGGCACCTACGGGTGCGCCGGAATCTAGTTCCGACCGGTCTGCTAACCCGCGTTAAAGCCGTCACCTTGCTCGTTTAGCAGTGAGCAAAAGGTGGCCTCATCTGGAACTGGATATATGAACAAAATACCTTCAGCCGAATCCTTGGCTGCCCTCGAAAAATCCCTGCTCACGATCTCCGACATGCTGCGTTGCACCACCGCCGTCGCTTATGAAAGCGGCGAAGCGCGGGCGGGCGATGAGCGTGATCTGCCTTTTGCTGTTGTGCATATGCTGGGTGCAATGAGGGCAGAGCTGGACCTGTCGTTGCGTCACGTCGGTGCCTGCTGACACCTGGTAAACGTGGGAGCCGGCTTGCTGGCGAGGCGTCAGATCAGTCACTGATGCTATTGCGAGCGCTTCGCACTCGATCGCCACACAGGCGGCTCCCACAGGTCTTGCTCTAGATATGCAACCACGCCAACAGACCCAACACCACACTGCCACCGGCCGCCGTGTAGGCGAGGTTTTTCAGCCATTCCTTGCGCGTCAGCAACGTGATGGCGGCCATTGAAATGGCAATCTGAATGGCCATCATCGCCTGTGCCCAACGATGGTGCTGGTGCAGGGCCTTCTCCGATTTCTCGTCCCACTCGCTGGCCTGGGCTTCGAGTTCGTCGGCCTTTTTCTTGACCTCTTCCTTCTCGGCCTTATAGCGCTGCGCTTCGGCGGCGTAGTGCTTGGTATCGACGCCTGGGATCTGCATGGCCAGTTCCGACAGGTTCTGGCGGCTGGATTTGGCCTGGTAGTAATTCCACTGGTTCGACGCTTCGGTTTTCTTGATTGCTGCGTTGTTCTTGTCGATGGCCGCTTCGCTTTCGCTGGAGCCCGCCTGATAGCTGAGCAGGGCGCCGAGGGTGGCCATGATGGCCGTCATGACCGCGATTTTGCTGGCGAAGCTGTCGCCGTGACGGTGGGCGTGCTCGGTAACGTGTTCCACATGGCGCTCGTGAGGGCTGGGAACTTCGAACTCTTCAATCATGGGGGCGGATCTTTGGGCGAAGGGGGAGGGCACGCAGTGTAATGGCCCTTCATATACAAAGTGCTATCGTAATGTATCGATTCTGATACCGTATCTGAACAGTAGCTGAACGGATGGCAAAAACGCCAAATGCGTCAGCGTATTTGCCCTTTAATGCGCTGAATCTGCCATCCGTAACGTAGGAAAAGCCCACCGGGCTTTTTTTGCGTTTGGGCATGGCGACAGACTGTCGGGTTTTTCCGTGAGAACCCGTAGAAAAACAATAAAGCGCCGTTCCCTGATGGGCGGCAATGGATAAGACATGTCTCGCCTCGTTGTAGCGGTTAGCGCCGTTGATATGCAGGACGTTACCGGGGTTGGTGACGGTCAGGACGATCAAGGAATGATGTTATGAGCAGTACGCGCTTTTCCCATATAGATAGCCTGCGGGCGATTGCCGCTCTGTTGGTGATCTGGATGCACACCAGCGAGCAGTTTGTGCTGATCGCGACCCCGTCTATTCAAGACCGGCTTCATGACTTTGCCGCGCTGATTGATGTCGGCCGCATTGGCGTGGTGATTTTCTTCGCCGTCAGCGGTTTCGTGATTCCGTCCAGCTTGCGCGGCGAGCGACGAGAGTCCTGCCGCGAGTTTCTGATCAAGCGCCTGTTTCGCTTGTATCCGGTCTACTGGTTCTCCATTCCTTTTGGCCTGATTACCTTTTGGTATATCTGGGGCAAGGACATCTCTCTGTCGTCGATCCTGTGGAACCTGACCATGCTGCAGGAGGCCATGGGCCATCCTTCGGTGCAGGGGCAGTACTGGACTTTGCAGACCGAGCTGGCGTTCTACGTCTTGTGCGTGGTGCTGTTCGTGCAGGGTGTATTGCGTTCGCCAACCGTATTGATCGGGCTGATTTTTGCCTTCAGCACCTTTACGTTGTTGCCGCTATTGGTGGCGTTTGTCGGCCATCCATTGCCCTACACGCCGGATCCGGTGCTGACGATGTTATCGCTGCACTTGAGCATCATGTTCTGGGGCGCATTATTTCGCATGTGGTATGACGGCCAGGCGCTGCCCGTACTGGCGAAACTGTCAGTATTTGGATTCGTCGGCCTGTGGGCGATGTTTGCCGGGGTGGCGGTCACTTATTACATGGTGAAAGTCGATCCGGATATCAAAGTTATTCACTTCTTTATCCCTTATGCCATTGGCATCGTGACCTTTCTGGCACTGGCCACGGTGTGCAAGTTGAACTGGGCCTGGCTGGCCTGGCTGGGGGCGATCAGTTATTCGCTGTACCTGTTCCACCCGGTGGTGATGTACAGCATGGTCTGGGTGATCCAGAACTGCCATATCGAGTGGCTTCAACACTGGTACACCGGCGCTTATATGGCCGTTGCGCTATTGGGGACTATCGGGATGTCGGCACTGACCTATAAGTACATCGAGCTACCGGCGATCCGCATGGGCAACGCCCTGGCGCGTCGCTCGCGCACGCCGGTGCAGATCGTGCCTCAGGCCGGAGTGCTGAAGTAAGGCGCAGGCACTATCGGTAAAGAAAAAGCCCTGACCTGCTCAGGGCTTTTTTATGCGCGATTTATTGTGCCGAGAGCAGCCATTTGCCGCCGACCAGGGTAAAGGTGTCCTGCTGTTTAATGCTTGTGCCCGTGAGCATGCTGATGTTTGCGCTCACCCGTGCTTTATCACCGGGTAGCAGCTGCACCCCAGTCACATCCACCTGCTGGACGAACTGATGCAGGCTGACAAGGCTATCGCACAGTTCCTTATCGTTGCTGTGCATTTTTGCAACGAGCTGGGGCCAGTCGCTGAGCTTGCGCATGTCTGCGCAGTTGGTCGATGCCCAGAAAACCTTGAAGGCGTTTGCGGCAGATTTTTCCTGTTCGGATAGATCCTGTGCCCAAGCAACAGTGCTTGTCAGAGACAGGGCGAAAGCGAGGGCGAATATCAGGTGTTTCAATACTTAGTCCTTGGATGAGCATGGTCGAGCGTTTTGTCGCATTCGCGACACGACGAAACCGCAAGCCTGTTGCAGCGCTTGCGGAGCATGAAAGGGAGGGGCTGTCGGAGGCTGCGATCCGTTCGCAGCCTTCGGCAGCTCCTACAAAGCCTCTGTCTGACTCAGGAGTGATGTTCGCTGTGAGTCGGATGAGAGTGTGGAATGTTCTTGGGCCCCATGATCGCCCAGAGCATCACGCCCAACACTGGCACCCAGATGATTATCACCTGCCAAAATGCCTTGCTCTCAGCATTGGCGGCGCTGCGCCGAATACTGAAAACAGCAAACAGATCAGCAAGCACCACGACTACAGCCAACATTATCCAGTAATACTCAGTTCTCAT